TACTTCAGAAGGTATATCATCAGGTCTTTTTTCAAAATGAGGCCACGCGCAATCACGACAAATAGGACGTTCTTCACCTGGGAGATACTCTTGCTCTAAAGTGCATCTTCCACAAATGTAGAATAATTCTCTGCCCTCGTCTTGCCGTTTATTTGTCATTAGTCCTCATCATCTTGCGGATTATAATTGTTCAACCCTAACCTAGCTCGCTCTTTCATCCTAGCTTCTGCTTTAGTAGGGTCAAGACCTGCCTTCGTATATAAGGCTTCTAATTTCTCTAACTTATCTGTCTTTGTTACAAGAGGTTTGGTTACTATTGGGACAGCCCTGCTAGAGCTATTACCTACATCTACACTTGCTCTACGTTGCATTTCCACTTTAGTAGCCTCCTCTTTTATTTTTAGAACCTCTTCTTCTGAATACATCTTAGGTGCTGGTTCTTCAGTTTTTTGTGCCTCTAGTTGTTTCGTTAGCTCTTTAGCTACTTTATCGCCAAAGTCTATCGAGTTCATCCAACCGGGATTCTCTTTAACAATTTTGTCGCATAGCGCATACTCAGGGTATTCATTTTCAAGAACCTTAGATATTTCGTCTTTAGTTAAGCCTTTTTCCTTTAACTCCAAAACCTTTGCTTCTGGTCTTGTGTTAGGAAACTTCTCAACTAAACGATTAACAGATTTGTTCTGTTCAGATAAAAACTCCTCAGCTTTTTTAGCTATCTCAGTTTTTTGAACAGCTTCATCTTTTAACGAAATACGTCTTTGTTCATTTTTAGCTACCCACCTTTGCGCTGACAATGGATCTTCGTCGTTCCACGTTTCCCAATCTTCCTTTGTCATCTCACGTCTTTCAACGTAAGGTTTACTAGCATCCTCTGAAATTTCAGTTAGGATACGTTGTTCTTCGGCATGTGCAGCAGTATTCTCAGCAATAGGCTTTTCTATGTTGTTGACCTGACCTTTAAGAGCTGCTATCTCAGCTTCCAGAGCTTTTACCTCTCCACTCTTATTTCTATCAAGGTCTTGTAGTTTGCCATACATCTTTGAGATTTTCTTCTCTGCTTTCTTTAGCTTCCTGGCGAGTTGTTTATCCGAAGGTTCGCCATCCCTCTTTTTCTTGATCTCTTCAAGTTTGGTTTTATCTTCCTCTCCTAGCTGATCCTCTGGTTTTTCTAGCAACTCATCTTCTGTTGCCTCTTCCTGTTCTTCAGCTTGGATCTCCTCCGTAGTTTTTTGTTTAGGCTTTACAGTTTCCTCTATTTTCTTTACTTCTTCATTCTTAGCCGTGTCTACTTTCTCGGCTTCTTGTTGTTTTCCTGTCAGGAGAGACTCTAACTTCTTCTTTCCGAACTCTAAAACATTTTCAAGACTCATTGTGTTTCTCCTGGTTTATTTTTTCTTAAATGGGTTTGGTTTTGATTTAGCTTTAGCTACCGGAGCTTTAACAACAGGCTCAGTAACTATAGGTTTAGCTTCAACAAGTGACGGCTCTTGTACTACAGGTTTCTCTTTAGCTTCTTTCGCAGCCTTCACCTTAGCTTCCTTCTCATCATACATCTTATCCGCCTTCTCCTGCAACTTAACCTTTGACTCTTTCTCAAGAGACTTTTCGTAATCATCTAGCTTTTTAGCGTTATCAATAGCCGCCTGATCGTCAGCAACTGCCAATGCATGTGGCATATGGCCTCTAGCTGGATTGGTTTTCATAATGATAGGCTTGGAAAGATTCTTTCCCATTTTATTAGTAATTCCCATTACTCGTTCTCCTTTTTTAATGATTGGATTCTATCTGAAACAATACTCAAGAGATGCTTTAGTTCATCATATCCTGCTCTGCTTTCTTGAGCCTTGTCTGATTGTCCTGCCCTTAGACTTGACAGAACACCCCTTAAAAGAATGTCCTGCCGCCATTTAATTAGTTTCTTTAATATCCTGAACCCATCACTAGATGCTAACCCCTCTAGTAACATGAGTTCTTCATTTACTGAGTTTGCGAATAGTTCTTTCATTACTCACTAAAATCCAACCAAGTACCACGATAAGTAACCTTAGCATAAGCAAAATAACCTTTATCATCCTCTGCTGGTCTAGCGCTGTCCATGTAAGGATCAACGTACAAATCTTTACCACCTTCAAAACCCAAGGTAATATTCTTTGTAAATCTAACCAAGTCCGGCGCATCTACTTTCGCACCTACAACAAGCCTAGGTTCGTCCGGTAGCTGATGGTTATGATAAACATAAGAATTATCATTAAGAAGCTGTGTAATATAAGGTGACGGTGTAGTATACGATCCTCTTTCGGTTGTTTCTGCCATTGCTGGCATTGCCATAACTACTACTAAAGCTACTGCAATTAAAAGTTTTTTCATTTGTTTCTCCTTGTTTGATGGTTGAAATTATATCAATCCTGGCGCTGGTGGTTGACCTGGAGCTACATTAGGTGAAGGCGAAGCAGAAGGAGGAGCCGGATTCAACGGCTGCTGACCTCTATTCCCTTGCATTACCATACCCATTGCCAAGTTATTTGCTTGCTGTTCCTGATACGATTTATTGATCTGTTCAATCATCACAACGTATAATGAGAACATATAAGTATCAAGATTCTGGCGATACTCTTTATCAAGCTCATGGTATTCTTTATCTTTCTTCTCAGATAAACCCATAAATAATGACATCGCATCGTCCCCCTCTTCGTACTCTAACACCTCCCCCTGTTTTAGTCTTGTCCACGCATCAGCAACTATCTTAGCACCTCCAAAGTCCATTCTAGGCTCTGGTGGCATGATGTTCTCGACATTAGGAATACCTACCTTCTGTGCTGCGTTCTTAACTAGCTGCCAGTTACCTTTTGGATTAATCTGAGGATTAAACCATACTGTCTGACTTAATGCTTCAAGTCCCCAAAGAGCTATCTCACGCTCTAATGACTTTGACCCTGTTGCTATGTCAGGAGATAACCTTACATTATACTTACCCCTAATAGTTTCGATTGAGAAATTAGGAAATAGTTTATCGCCATCTTCACCTAAAACTCTTTCACCCAGATCAGAAGGACTCCAATCTTGATAAAACTGAAATAACATTGTTATTGCCTCAGCTATATCAGCCTGAATACGTTTTACCCATAACCCAAATCTTGTCTCTGACTTCTGGTTGATTAACATATCTCTAGTTGCAGTACCACTTACACCTTGAGTATTACTCATAAAGTAAGATGCAGCACCCGTTAATCTTTCTGCCATCTGAAACAATAGATTAATGTCTGACTCAGCCCATGCCAATGATCGTGTTAGATTAGGGAAATATACATCTTTAGGTGTATCGGTAGGAAACAAATCCCCTGGACGTACTCTAAAGTTCTGTTTATCGAAGTTCTCATCTGGTTTATAAAAACCAAACGGACAGTTCTGTACATACTGGAAATCACTCTTTTGATTCCATACATTATTAAATGCATTTGATACAGGAGCTATTAATCGAGGGATACCTTTACCAGGAAACAAACCAGGCCGTCTAATTAACCCACTACCGACAAAAGGACGCTTGCCCGTTCTTGTGATCTTACGTAATGGTTTCTTAGCTATTATTGTTTCTGTGGTGGGTTCGTATGTGATTCGATACTCTTCAAGTTTACCATCAGCTTCATGCGGGCCATACCTCTCATATAAATCAATCTCATAATCAATAAGCTCTTTTGATGAGATAGTGTCTTTAGTTAAGCCTTGATATTTTTCTTTATCTTTACCAAGCAACGATTCACAAATACACTGTTTAAGTTTCTTAACATAATCCTCTGGGCTACCAATACCCTTATAATACCCACGTTCAACCTCGTCAATAAAATCAAGTGCTTTCTTATGTAGAATATGAATAACAAATGCTTTGTCCTGTAGAGTCTTACCAAAAGTAGGATATAAAAGATCGTCAAGGTTATCTATATTCTCAAGTACCCCTCGTTCAAACCTTACCTTTTCAGTCTTAATATTATATCCCTTAAACTCCGCCCGTTGTCCTTCCATCTTAACCTCTTTTGGTATTCTTCTATCAACCCACTCATACCACACCTTCCATCTGACTTTAAATATTGACGTTCCCATTGTTATCTTGTTATGTATAAAATCATCAATCTCAGGGAATACGTTACACTCTTGATCTGAACACATCCACTTAGCGAACTTAGCACTCTGGTCTTTTCTATCAATATCAGTCTTTTCAGTCGCTACCATATGAATAGTATCTGGTGTCCAAGTAGTACCTAACAATGTCGCTTGGTAACTATCACATATTGCAGCGGTCAACCCTAAGTTTCTATCACTCTGCCAAGTCTCTTTATCTAAATCTTCAATGTCAGTAGGTTTAGCACCTTCATACATTAACAAATCTTTATCGCGGTCTTTTACCCAACCCTGCATTTCAAATTCAGCTTGTGAAATTTCTGCTTTAATTGTAGGTTTTAATGCTGTTTGTTCTGCTGGTGAGATATTGTCGGATTCTAATTCGGGGGCAACTCTTTTTTCAATCCTGTCTTGCTCAGATAATGGATTTTGTTTTGACATTTAGTTCTCCATCCAACAAAAAATGACAAGCCCCCTGTACAGGACTTGCCATTTAGTATATTGTTGGTTAGTTTCTCCGTCGAGAAACTACTATTTTTAGATTAAACTGGTATCAACTATGTTTTATTATAGTAAACAATACTTGTTTTGTCAAACACTAAAACCTTTTCCCATTACTACCAGGTGTTATTATCCCGCCCTTCTTCTGCTTCATTGCTTGTGTTTTGACAAACTGTGCAACAAAAGGAGCTTCTAAGTTTATAAGACCTAGTGCGTTTGCAAGATACTGTGCTTGGCTTGGATTAATTAAATACTTAATTGCACCATCATCAACTGTAGCACACAAAATCATTGTGTCCTGATGTATGAACTTCTCCGGTTCTGTTTCAAATAGTTTTTTCTTTGCTTCTAGTTTGTTGTTGGCTTCGCCCATGACTCAATCCTTTCTTTTACTTTTTAACTAAATAAACATCTCTTAGCCCATCATCTTTAAAATTATATTTATGTCCACACTCACATTTCGATAGTTTACAACTAGGTTTCTTTCTAAGACTGCCACATGCACTACACTCAAACATTACATGATGTTCACACCCTGAGTGTAATGGACTTAAATATCCTTTAGTTTTCATTGTCTTAATCAAAGAAGTCAACATAATATCACATTGAGATAGAATTGATTTTTCGCTATGAACCATTCTTTCAAGGATGAAATCCTTAGTATACTTTTCTTTCTTATAATACCATGTCATTGATATTTTGTTCATTAGTATTTCCTCCCTTTCCCTTGTTGATATTTTTGTTTAACAATAAAACGAGGATTAGCCATCGAAAGATACCTAACTAAATCGCTAAAATCTTTGTAGGCCTCCTTCGGCTTAACCTGATCCTTAACATCACCATCTGATGTCATTATATCTTTACGGCTATACCTCGATAAATGTCTTGAATGATTCGGGCAGTTATCACATATATAAAACTTGGGCTGGACTATGATTTCTCCGCCTTTCTCTTCCCAATGCAAATACTCTCTTACCTTTAAATGCCCTGCTTCAACCGCGTCAATACCATCATTATACGTCAAACCTCGCTTTTTAAGCTCCACCACTGGCGTTGTCTTGCTCTGTCCACCTTGTCTTTCAGCTAACTGTACTGTCTTGTTACCAAAATTAGGGTCAATTATGCGTTTAATGTACTTGTTTCTTACGTTTTGCATGAGGATTGACTCTTTAGTCTTGATATACTTGACATATTCATCGTATGTTTTATCGTCATAAAGCATCTCATTGAAGTTTCGTTCCGGATATTCTTCAATCGCACACACAGAACCGGTAGGATGAACAGCGTACCAACCCATAGCCCAAGGCTTTCTATCATGTGGATCAAGCACATGCCATATCTGGCAGCATGATATATCAACATCTTCTCTTGATATTACATGCACGTCTTTACTGAACGATGGATATATCTTGCCTTGGAGGTTGATAGGGATGCCATAGAAACGTGACTTTATCTCTTGGCGGGTCATTAGTTTGGCTTCTTGTAACATTCTCTCTTGATTTATATATGGATTTTCAGAAGTCCAAAGGAAATAAAACTTTACCCCATCTTTCTCAGCTATACGCGGCAGAACTTCGTCCACTAAGGGAGCATATTGAGATTCAAGTGTTGTTGCCCCTTCAAACAAATCTTCTATAAGCTCTGTAACGCCTTTTAATGATGTCATTGATATAATCAGCTTACCATTACGGTCAAGCAATCGCATCTTTTGTTCTTTAAATATATCATAAGGCGGCTCTTCATCATCCCAAATTCTATCTATATCATCAGATTGAAAGGCTTCTCTACCTTGATCGTAAGACTTAAAAGTAATAAGAGAGTTGTTTCCATGCTGAACTTTCCTGTTGGTAAATCCATTTATTACACTATAATGAGAATATTTAAGATTATTTACAGGCAACAAACTACGTATCTTAGTTTGCTGAATAGCAACTGAATCTTGAAATGTTTCTCCAGCTACCCATATCTTTAAATTATCTTGGCTTATAAAATCATCAACAATATCATCAGCAACTCCTTCTGTTTTGCCTGACCTGTTTCCTCCAAATAAACATTTAACTAATGCTGGATCTGCCTTAAATTTTTCTTGCATTGGTAAAAGATTATGATATGTAAGTGGGTTCATGTACCGGCGGTGGGCTTTTTCAAGAATTATTTCTTTTTTTAATGCAATGCGAGAATCATCATCCATTATAAATCTTTATATATTTCGTCTAGCTCTTCATCTGTCGCATCTTTAAATTTATCAAACAAGGCATCACTCTTATTGTCGTCGACAATAAACCTATCTTTCCAACCAAAGTTTTTAAGTGCAAATATAGCACCAGCTCCTAATCCTTTTTGAAGTAAAACTTCATACTCTTGTTCAATAAAAGAACGTGCTTTTTTAATAGTGTGAGAAAATTTCTCTTGTTTTTCAAGGTCATAAAAACTATGACGATCACAAAACCCAAGGTAAAGCACTAACCCAGTTATAGTTAAAACAGGAACTTTTGCTATTACTTCTCCGTCTTTATTAAACACATCTCTTTTGTATGGAGGATCTTTAAAATATTTTTCTATTTTTTTTTGAAGTTCTTTTGCGGTTTTATAAAAAGGGGTTCGTCCCATAATCACCTACAATCAGTACAGATTTCTCTACATTTAATATTTTTATTAGGATACCATTGTCCACTTGTAATACAAGACTGATAACAAAAAAAATCTAACTGACAACTTGCGTAAACAATAGTTAAAACAATTAATGTTAAGATTCTATTTTTTGTCACACCTCATTATACTCTAACGCTCTACAAAAATCAATTGATTTAATCGTTGACAAATGTAGATTAATGATTTATACTTTAATTAGTTCAAAAGGACATGGTATGATAACCAATCAAACAAAACAATTAAAAATTAATTACTCGACAAGCGCAGAGGTTATCGTGTCCGATCTTCGCGGAGTCTTATCAGCTCCGGCCTCTGCGCTTGTTTTGTTTGTAATTAAAATTGGAGGGTAAAAAAATGGATGAACCAATTATTATTTTTAGAAACAAGCACGAATCAGTTAAAGATTTCAAAACTCGTTATAAATTTTTAAGCTTAACAATGGAAAACGACCATCACTTTCAAAATGAAACAAAAGACTCTGTTGAATTTATTATTTATTAATTAACCAACAATAAGGAATATAAAATGACAACCACAGACCTCAACGAACTAAGAAACGTCACCTGCTGCGCCGTCCTCTTCCTACTCCTCGGCTACGGCTTCGCCGCTATTGTAATGCGCCAAGATCGTATAGTTAAAAGAGAAGAAATTGTTTTTACTAGGCAAATGGCGGTTGCACAGTTGTATGATGTTACTATGGATCAGATTAAAAGGTATGAAAGAAGTGTAATTAATGCCAAACAAGCCCTAAAAGATACGGAGGTGGAGTGATGAGAGCTATTAAATTCAGTGGGGATAAAAATTCAATATTCTGGCTTCTAGGTTCTTTTGGTTTCGTACTAGGTATGTTGGGAGTTCAGTCAGGAACGACTCTTCTGGGATGGGCTATATTTATAAAAATAATGAACAAGGAGTCCTAAATGCTAAAAACACTAGGTAAGACAAGTTTTCCCATACTTACCAGCATTCTCTACTACTTCTGGGGGTTTCGTAGCACCTAGAGCCATTTAAACAAGATTAACAGCTATTTTAAAGGAGGATGTGGTGGACACTTCAAAAGAATATATTGAGATGTATATAAACAATCCTGAGATGGATGTAAATGGAAAAGATTTGAAATACGGTGACTTTATTGCAGGATATCGGTGGTTAGATTGCGGAAAACACATAGGGGACTATACTAAAGAACCGCATATTTTTATATATACGCCCACAACAATGTATCTGTGTTTAGGAACATACAGATTCTTTAAATTAAGACGTCAAGACCAGTTGCAGGCGATGGTTTTAAATTGTTTTGGGATATCATCTTTAGTTGATAAATTAAAAAAGTTTGGGGATGAACTATATACAGAATTTCCTTATCAATTAAACAAGCATCATTTCAATTCAATGGAACAACTGTGGCTTGCTTTTGTGATGGCTGAGAAGTACCAGAAACAATGGAATAATACTAAAAAAGAGTGGGTTAAACAATAAAGGAGACACATAATGTCAAAATACGGCTACATCCAATCAGAAAGAGATAAGATGGAAGATACGTTCTCAGCTGCTAAGTTCGCAGAGATCCAAAGAATATCAGAAACACCGCGCTTTGAAGAACTACTTATAGGAACCAGAGATCAGTTTATCCGTGAGGCTACGTTTGATGAGCTTGAGAAAGAGGTTTTGGATTATATGGATTAACCCTCAAATAACTTGACAAATAACAAAAAGATGATAGAATGGTTTATATGACTAGAGTAGAAAATCAATTAATCAAAACAACCAAAGTAATCAAAACCTCCGGTGGAAAAAGTCTACCCCGAATCAGGGGATATTCTGCTCTAGTCAGCTCTGCCGGGGGTTTTTTAACCCCCCCGCTTAACACAATACTTAACACAAAAAACAGGCTATTTTTCAAAGATCGTGCAATACCCCCCTTGCACGATATATCTCACTTTACTAAAAAGGCATTTGCAACAATTACAATTCTTACTAAAACAATCGTGCAATATCATTCAAAACCCTATTGCACAATATATAATGTTAGTATTAAACAACTTACAACAATCGTTCAAAACATACTTTTATCGTTTGCACGATTCCGCATAGGTAAATATTGTCGTAAGTGTGTATTCTAATAACACACTTACAACAATTTTATGTACATCGTTCAATACATATATATAATGTAGGTTGAATGAACGATGAATAAACGAATAAAAAAGGGTAGAAAATGTACAAACAATTCTGGGTAGATGAGCTAGGCAATTCACAGATAAAATACACTGGAAATCATTTAATAAGCGACTGTCCGATTTGTAACAATACAAACAAAAAGTTCTACGTTAATATAACCAATGGCTTATGGGATTGTAAGGTGTGCCAGGCAAGCGGCAACTCATGGACTTACCTTAGTGAATATAAGAGAATGGACAAACATGGCATAATAGAGCATTTGGATAAATACAGGTTAAATGACGGGTATAAAAAGAAACGACCTAAGAAGAATAAGGTTGCAGATGTAAAAGAACCAGTAAAAACGTTTGATAATAAGATCGTTGTTGAAAACTGTAATAGAATAACGGCTGAACAGATAAGAGAATTTTCGGCAGAAAGAGGATTATCTACAGACATATTAAAGAAGTATCAGCTGGGGATAAACAAATCAGGTGAGTTTACGATACCTTTTTATGATGAAAAGAAGCGTTTGCGTAATATACAGGAAAGAGAGTTTGGGCCTGGGGCTAAGAT